CGCTGTATGTGCTAACGAACAGTCTAAAAAATATCAAAAAATCGTAAGAGACAATAGCAAGCTAACGGTTAGGGGCAATCCTAAACATGAGCAGCCTAAAAGAGAGGCGGCGCGTAAAGCGGCGATGCTTGCTGGTGAAAAAACTTATTTTCACGGCATTCCTTGTAAGCGCGGCCATGTTGCTCCAAGGCAAACTGTTAACGGTATGTGTATGGAGTGTTTAAGGCTAAAGAATGCTGATCCTAAAGTTGTGCGGTATAAAAAGATGCACAAGGCCAAAAACCGGCAGCGATATACTGAATTAGGCAGGGAATATAAAAAGAAGTGGAATAAGGAAAATCCAAATTATTTCACAGAATATGCGATTAAACGCAACAAAGTGCTGAGAAATGCAACGCCCTCATGGGCAGATTTATCTATGATCACAACAAAATATAGAGAGCGTGATTGTATGAGTAAATTAACCGGACTGGCGCACCATGTTGACCATATTGTTCCGCTGCAAGGAAAAAATATTTGTGGGCTTCACGTTGCTGAAAACTTGCGGGTTATTCTGGCAAGAGATAATTTAATCAAACATAATAAGTGGGAGATCGCAGCATGAGAAAGCATGGCGGCCCGATGGATCGCGGAGCGGCGGACAGATACTATGGTCGCTCTTATGATCCGCATTGGTACCCAGATGGCACATATAATGGGGAAAGGGTCGAGTTAAAAGACATGACACCCGATGAAATTGTGTCTTACACTAAAGGCTACAAAGAAGAGGATAGCCGCAAAGATTGGGGCGAAGGAGTTAAAAATGTCTGAGCAAAATAGAATGTACTGGGGTCTAAAAGAGTTGCGGTTCCTGATGGACGAGGACGTTGCGCTTGATCGGATTAAGGAAAAGGTCGATGCGTTGATGAATGTATCGCTTGGCTGTCAGTGCAGCGAGCGGTATAACTATGTTGTTGACCAGCAGAAACGGGTTGTAGAGGTGGACGGGAGCGAAATTGTTCGGCTTACTACAGCAGATGTGAAGTGCCATTGGAACGTGGATCTTCACATGAGGCCTGGAACAAGTGAAATTGTTCGTGTTGAAGCAAGGAGGGTGTAGTGGGAGTTCCATCAAGAGAAGATATTATTGCGGCGTTGCGTCTGCCGGAAGTCGCGCCAGCAAAGCATAGAGTTCATGTTAGAACAGATGTTATAACACCAGCGCAAAAGGCGGTGAAGGATCGGCTTAAAAGGTCTTGGGCTGCTAGCCTAGAAGATCAGTTGCGTAGGAAGGCTGGTGTGAAAAGGTCAAAATGGGATGGGTGATCGTGTGGTAAATAAATACCACATTAACCAGAATTCGGTTAACTTTTACTTACCTACTTACCTAGTTACCTATAGGTAAGTAAAACGTAGGTAAGTAATAAGTTACTGAATATATTAACGAAATCGGTTTACTTACCTGCCCCGATTTCTTCTGTAGGTAAGTTAAGAGTTGGTTGTAAGTCATTGAAAAGGCCTATGGTTACAAAGTTTCCTATGGTTACATATATATATATATGGGTAGGTAGTGTAACCTACCCCATATACGAAAGTTAGAAAGACGCGCAACATGCAACAAGACGGACTGAGTTCTTGCTCGATATGCAGCAAGCTTCATGATGCAGGAAATCTGATTGAGTTGAACGGCAACCCTATCTGCTTTCCGTGTTCGATGTATGTGCAGTGGGAAGATATTGATGAGGTGCGTAGGCCAAGCGATTACGATGATGCTTTGGATCAGCAACACGGAAACAAAATCATTTCACTTATGCTAGAATTTGCGGGGCTTCAAGAAACAGCGTCAGGGGTGATATACTACCCAGACGAACACCACGATAATGTTTACCATTTAGTGGGAACGAACAGAGAGGATTGAATATGCCAAAGGTCGGAGAAGATTTGCCAAAAGAAATGCGTCTTGCGGGATATAAAAGACTAAAGCCAATACAGCAGGAGTTCTTGAACAATTACTTGCACAAGGACATGACACAGACAGAAGCAGCGCGGCAGGCAGGCTACAAGAACGCCTCGGTGTCCGCTGTACGGCTGTTAAAGAGTCCAGTGGTAGCAGAACGCCTGCAAGAGATGCGTCTAGAGACACAGGCCAAATATGGGGTAACAATCGACAAGTCTATTCGGGATCTAAAAAAGCTTCGGGATCAAGCGTGGGAGAACGGGCGATTTAGTGAGGCTATTCGTGCTGAAGAGCTACGTTTGAAGGCAGCAGGACTACTTATTAACAAGCAGCACGTTGTCAAGGAGGATATTACAGCGCAAACAAAAGATCAGATCGCTGACAAACTGGCGGAATTCAAGCGTTTGGCTGAGTCACGCATGGTAAACGTAACACCAGATGTAGACGTTATCGAACATGAGGCACAAGATATAGTTCAAGATAAGCAGGATACGGTAAAATAGTACCACACACCCCGTGCGGGGGGAGTAGGCGGTGTTCGGGGCCTGCTCGGGGCCTTATAGGCGTAGATTTGTTCGGGTTCGGGGCCTGAATCGGGCTTTTTCGGGGCCTCGGGCTAGGGTTTCTGCGGGTTTGCGGCTGCTCTTCTCCGATGACAAACGGGGCCTGCTCGGGGTCGGGCCTCGGGAACCGTATAATTGTTCGGGATCGGGCCGGGAAGCAGAAGCTCGTACGGGAAAACGTACGCATAGACACTAACGGCAATGTAGGCATCGGGACGGGACAGAACAATTGTTCTAATCGGGGTTGACTCCCTGGCCTGAATCGGGACATTATTGAGTCCTCCCTTGGTCTGCCCCCGGTGTTCCTCCATTCGCCGGGGGTTTTCTCTTCCCCGGGCCTGAACACGAACAATTGTTCTGCTTGTCCCCGGCCCGCAGCTCGGAAAAAAGACCTTCAGCAACCTGAATCTTTTTTTATTTTTTTTCTTTTTTCTTGTTGACACTGCTCGCAATAGTTGCTTATATATAGGTGTGCTTAACAGAGGAGAGCGAAATGAAAACACCGCAAGTGAAGCCTGATTGGAAGACTGGCATCTATATTGGCAATGGCGTAGTCGCCGTACCTACAGCAGATCAGAAGGTGCAGGCAGTTGTAGACTCTATTAACTGTGTGATGGAGGGGATTGGCGTAGACGAAGGAGACAACCAAGAAGCTATGTTGCACGAGTTGGCATGGCAGTTGGTAAACGTAACGAGGGGAGAAGAAAATGCGTAAGATCGGTAACACATTAATCGGGATCGGGTTCATCGGGCTGTGCTTTGCATCGGCTATGGAGCCAGACCCAGCAGTAACGGGATCATTCTTCGTTCACGCGGGCATCGTTATGATCTTCGCTTTGACAATGGTAACGGGAGTCGCGGCGACTCGGGCCAAATAACACGAACAATTTATGATCGGGGATGACCGGACGAGTCCCTGATCCGGTGGCAGCACGGGTTCTGGTTCCTGTGCTGCCATTTTTTTTGCCCCGGGCCTGAACAGTACAATTGTTCGTAATTGGCCCCGGATTCAGCTCGTGAATCTTTTTTATTTTTTCGTGTTTTTATTGTTGACAGTGTTTGCAATAGTTGCTTATATATAATCATAAACCAGAAGGAGGGCATACAATGCTTACAATTTCAAACATGACCGGCAAGCTTGAGGGCTTCAAAGCCATTAGCACAAACACACTAACAAACGAATTTTGTCAGAAAATGTATAATAGCAAGAAAGAGAACATCATTTGCACGAAGTGCTATAGCATGGAAATGCTGCAAGGCATGCGCAAGAACTGTGCGCCAGCATGGCAACGCAATAGTGATGCCTTATCATTAGGCATTATTCCTAATCATTTATTGCCGACAATTCTAGACGCATTTTTCCGTTTCTCGGCTCATGGGGAGCTGATCAACTTGACGCATTTAGAAAACCTACACAATATCACGTTGCACAATCCCCATTGTTCATTTGCTTTGTGGACAAAAAGAAAAGACCTTATCCGTAAGTTTTATAGCAAGAACGAAAAGCCCAGCAACCTGATCTTGATCTATAGCAACCCCAAAATTGACGCGGTTATGGATAACGTGCCTGGATTTTTCGACCGCACGTTTAACAATGTCAGCAAGAAAAGCGCCGTAAAGCAAAATTGTACTGGTCAGAAGTGTAAAAATTGTCTGCTGTGCTATATCCCCAACAACGGAGTAACCCAGATTGTCGAAGCCGTGAAGTGAATCGGGGGAAATTGTTCGGAAAAGGCACGGGGAAACCCGTGCTTTTTTTATGATCGGGCATCTTTTTATCGGGCATCATTTCATCGGGGATTTGCATAGGGGCCATAATAGGCCCTCTTTTTGCAGGCCCTCCCACATACACCCTCGCATACGATCAATTAATATTAAAACCCGAACAATTGTTCGTTTTTTTTTTCTC